GAAAAAGAAACGATTTGAATGAGTTTAAAGAGTCTGTCAAAAATGGTGTAACTGGACTTGAATTAATGGAAACACATTCTGAAATTTATGCTAAATACCCAAGATTTGTGCATGACTATATACGTGCAATTAAAGAATCAAAAGTTGATGTCGGAGAATTGGTACCACGTGATTGGCAAATATCATTAAAAGCGGAGTTAAATGAAAATCCAGACAATCGCAAAATTATTTGGTATTACGATATTACTGGTAACAGTGGTAAATCGTATTTTTCAACCAGATACAAAGACAAGTCCTCCTATCTTGTTACAGGAGGAAAGAACACAGACATTTACTACGCCTACAATTATGAAGAAGTTGTCTTCTTTGACTTGCCCCGTTCAAAACAAGACTACGTACCTTATGACGTAATGGAATCCTTTAAAAATGGTTATTTCTTATCTACGAAATATGAAGTGAAATCTGTAAAATTTAATGTACCTCATGTAGTGGTATTTTCAAATTTTTATCCAGAAAAGACAAAACTTAGTGCTGATCGATGGGAAATAAGAGAAATATAATAAAATTACTATTAAACAACGATAAGAGCAAAAGCGCCAAGGACGTGGGCCTAGAGCGTAGCGGAGTCCCGTCCAAGCTTTTGACTCCTCTGTTTGCTCCCCACGGTCGTTCATCCAACTTATTAAGAAAAAACGCCACGAAAACTAGTTTCAAAAAAAAAATAAAATGCCACCTTTAAGTCGTTCAAGATCTCGTGGTCGTTCTATGATGAGAACTCCACAATCTAATAAGAAGAGAAGATATGAGAAGTCTAGTTCTAGATCTACATCTAGTGGTGGCCTTGGTATGTTGTTGGATGCAGCCGAAGTTGGTGCTTCTTATGCTGCTGGAGGTCCTGTTGGAGGAGCTGTAACTGCATTAGAGAAAGCTGTTAAATACACGCAAACAAAGAATCGTTCAAGATCAAGAGTTGGTTTCAGTGGCACCTCTTATTTGGGTGGTAAATTAAAGAAAGGAAGAAGAACAAATAAAAAAGTTAAGAGAAAGGGTAAGTATACAGCTTTTGGTGTTGCTAAAAAAGGTATAACGTTAGCCACTGAAAGCCGTAAAACTATTAGTGGTCAAGAAGCAATATTAGTTGGTCATACTAGTTTGCCTGCTAAACGAACTGCTATGAATATGTGGAGAGCATTAATGAAGCATTTGTTTTTAAAGATGCAAGTTACTATAAAAGATTATGGGGAACTTGTTTTGAATTATGGATTTGCTATTGATGATAAAATTACATTTTGGTATCATGAAAATCAAGAAAATGATCTTGCATTAAATCGAGTGGATAAATTGATTATTCAAACTGACACATTTGATTCTGTGGCTAATCATTTTTATGGACACTTTGCTGGCATTCCTGATAATTATGATGATCGTTTAGTTCAATTAACATATTATCCAGCTGCTGGTAATATACAGAAACAACAAGTAACTATTAATTTGAATACTTTGAAAATTGCTGTTACCACTAAGTCTACTTTGAAGTTACAGAACGTTACTGTTGATACAACTGCAAATAATGAAAGTGATGATGTTACTCGAGTTCCACTACAGGGTAAATTGTTTCATTGTAAAGGAAACAATCTGATGCGAAAAGTAGGTAATAAGATATTGCCTGGCTTGTATCATACAGAAGATGAATCTGCTATTTTCGAGGCTCAAACTGCAGCATCAGCTACCTTTTTTAATTCTAATGGTTATTATAACGGACCTGGAGGAGGTTTGAGTAACAATCAAACTACCTTTTATAAGACCAGTGAAATGCCAAAACCTCACGAAATTATGAATTGTCAAAGATCCAGTAAATTTTATATGGGTTCTGGAGCTATTAAAAGCAGTGTATTATCTAATACATTTGAAATGACTCTACCAGCATTTTGGAAATTGATATATACGTTTGCTTCTGGTTTGACTAATTTTATACAGTATAGTGAAAAATTAGGTAAGTGCAATACTATATTTTTGGAGAAGGTCATTGGTAAAACTCCTACAGATCAAAATGCAGTTACGCTATGGACTGAATTAGAATTTAGACAAAGTGTGTTAATCTTTGGTCATGATTCTACATTTACTGCGCCCATTACTTATCAGGCAAATTATTAATAAACTTGATTTTTAAAAATTTTCCGAAAAGTGTGCTAATGTCCAAAAGGTGGGGTTCTAGTATTACCCCCACCTTGGCACATGGCACACTCACGTGCAAACATGTGATAAAATTAAAAATCAAGCGGAGACGGCGGAGTCGGAGCGTATTTTTAATTTCCCTAAATTCCGAAAAAGTATATAAGGACGACACTTTTAGGGTCGTCCATATACTAAAATGGCTACTATTGATCTTGAAAATCCTTTCTTAGTTAATGATACTGAAAATACTATTAGAAGAACTGGAGCTATTAGAAGAAGAACTGAATCTACTAATCCTGTTATTAATTGGACTTTTACTCTTAATAATTACAGACAAGAGGATTTTGATCATATTGAAGAATTGCACCGTCAAGGCCATTTCAAATATTTAATATATGGTAAAGAAGTTGGAGAATCTGGTACTCCACATTTACAAGGCTTCTGTCAATTATCAAAAAAACAAAGATTCAGCGGAGTTAAAAAATTATTTGGTTCAAAGTATCACTTGGAGCAAGCTATTTATCCTTGGCACGCAGCTGAATACTGCAAAAAAGATGGTGAATATAATGAATTTGGAAATTTCATTACTCAAGTAACCTCAATTTATGAATAAATTTATTAGGGAAAAAGAAACGATTTGAATGAGTTTAAAGAGTCTGTCAAAAATGGTGTAACTGGACTTGAATTAATGGAAACACATTCTGAAATTTATGCTAAATACCCAAGATTTGTGCATGACTATAT